GCTTGGGGCTTAGTCTCAGGCAGTAAGAAGACAGGTGATGCCGTTTACGGTGCAAAGATATTTGATGGGCTTGGAGACTGTAAGAAGTCCGAACTCGTCAAACTCGTAAACCGTTTCGGAAGTCCAACACTTGTCAGAATTGACAAGAAAGTTAAGACAGTAGGCGCAAACTTCGCCAAGGGCGAAATGGGCTATACACTCTACAGCGTAGAGAAGTAAGGCTCAGGCTAGGTAGGTCTCTAGGCAACTAGGGGTCTGCCTAGCCTACCCTACCCCCAGGGGGGGGTAATACCCGTCCTCTATATGTGTGGATTTGTTACATTTTCTGTGGTTTACGGCGCTAGTTTGTGTGCATACGGTACACATACGCTGGTTAACTGTTGTGTATTGAGGCAGACTTGTCAGCTCCCCCCACGGTTCGCATCCTTCATGGAGCAGGTCGCCGTAGCTAAGCATTTAGCCGACACCTTAGTTGATGATGTATCGTTCATCACGTCGCTTCTCCCAGTCATGGGAGATCTACCCCAGTTGCCTGGTGTTCAATGCCCCGCTCTGTGCGAATAGAGTACGGCCCGTGCTTTAGCTCGTTGTAAGTCTGGTCACTCTAGCACCATGGTGTATAGTTAGCAACATGCAAAAAAAGAAATCTGGTCGCGTTAACTATTACGGTTCGTTATCTGAGTATAAAGAATCAATGACCAACCCAGTCTCTAACGAAACTAAGATAGATGAAGGCGGCGGGGAGTCTGATGCTGTGCGTAACCAGCTGAGCATGGGTATGGATGGCTACACTATTGCTAATGCCCTTATGAGCGGCGCAGGGGTTTACAGTTATTATAAAGCTTATAAAGCTGGTGCTATTAAATTACCTAAAAGTAGTTTGCCGCGCCCGTCGGCTTCAACTAATCCAAAACAGTTCTCACCAGACCACCCAGTTTTTGGGCGTATGCCTTCTACTGAAGCAGGGATGGAATATGATGCAGCTAAAGCAGCTGAAAGCATTGTTAAGAAATATAAGGTTGGGGATTATGTTGAAGAGATTGGTGGCAAACTTACAGCCAAAGGGAAACTGAATCTCCAGAACACGATGATGAATTATATTAATAAGAAAAAGTAATGTCCCAAGGTAGAAGGGCGATCTCGGCTGAAGATCGAGCGCTGTTCTGGCAGGCTTTACAATCTGGTGTATCTACTAAAGAAGCTGCACGTATCTCTGGTGTTTGCTATAACACAGCAGTTAAGTGGCGTTCTAAAGCAAAAGAAACTGAAGCCAAACTTGAGTTAGAACAAGTCAAGTTAGCTAAGCCAAGTGGTGGTAGAGGTTCTGTTGAAAGAGACAGAGTGGAGATGGTTAACATGCCACCTGTCATCCCATCTAGCAGGTTGTCTGAAAGAGCGCAACGCGGATTGGAAGACTTTGATTATTTCCGTGCCGTGTATCTGGGGCGTGTTCCTTCACCGTGGCAGGTTGATGCTGCATACCAGATTGTGGCAATGCTTGAAGATCCACAGAAACAGTTCATGGTTCTTAACTGTCCTCCAGGTGTAGGTAAGTCGACGCTGTTCCACGACGTAGCTGTTTGGTGTATTGTACGCAACCGAGCAATCCGTGTAATGATCGGGTCAATCTCTCAAACTCTTGCAAAGATGTACTCACGTCGTATCCGTGAAACCTTGGAGCGTACATCGCCACTTATCCCTGACCCAGACATGGTTGCTAAAGGATTGGCTATCAACGCAGAAGGATGCCTGTCTTTGGACTATGGGCGTTTCAGGCCAAACCATGTTGGCGCCCTGTGGCGTGCAGAGGAGTTCGTAGTAGAACAACAAGGATCTGGTGGTCTGGATAACAAAGAGCCAACAGTAAGCGCATACGGTATCGAATCAGAGTTCATCGGACATCGTGCCGATCTATGTTTGTTTGACGACGTTGCATCACCAGAGAACAGCAAAGAGTCTGTTGCCCGTGACAAACTTATTGAACGTTGGGATTCAATGGCAGAAGCCCGTGTTGATCCAGGTGGCATGTTGGCTGTTATCGGTCAACGTCTCGGACCGCTAGATCTTTACGCGCATTGTCTTGCCAAAGTTGCTTACGACGCAGACGACTATGACGGCGCTGATGTTACCGATGTATCTGAAGATAAAGAACCAGTTAAGACATACAAGTATCATCACTTGATCTATAAAGCTTACTACGAAGAACTAGATGATGGTCCTAAGTCTCGACGACAAGACGCAGAAGCATGGCCCAATGGACCGCTACTCGAACCATTCCGTCTTTCATGGAAAGATCTATCATACGTAAGACACAGCTCCCCTGGAAAGTTTGATGTTGTCTATCAACAAAAAGATATATCGGAAGATCATTACTTGATTAACCGTGTGTGGGCAACTGGTGGTCTAGGTCCAGACGGCGTACTATACCCAGGCTGCATCGATAATGACCGACAAGCAGGATATATCCCTGAAGGTTTAGTGCCACCAATTATTTCTATTGCATCAGTAGACCCATCACCAACAATGTTCTGGGCGTTGCAATGGTGGCTGTATCAACCATCTACTAACCTTAGATACCTTGTTGACGTAGAACGAGTAAAGCTAACAGCAGAAGACTTACTTGGTTACGACACACAGACCCGCCAGTTTGGTGGGATCATGGAAGAATGGCAGAACCGTTCAATGGCTTACGGTTATCCGATATCTCATTGGATTGTAGAGATTAACGCAGCTCAACGATTCTTGTTAGCCCACGACTTTGTTCGTAGATGGCAAGCTTTGCATGGAGTAAACGTAGTGCCACACACAACAGCACGTAACAAGTTTGACGAGAACCTGGGTGTGGAAGCTTTGCTGCCACCGCTTTGGCGTTCAGGTCAAGTAAGAATTCCAACCATGCGTGCCAACTGGAAGACCATGGCTTTTGTAGATGAGATGGCTTCTTGGACTAGAGATAAGAAGAACGGCACCGACTTGGTGATGGCGCATTGGTTTGCTGAACTACATATGCCATCGTTGCGTCCACTTCATGCCCCTCCAAAGATGTGGCGTCCTTCTTGGATATAGCGTGTGCTATTTTATACATACAGGAATTGGAGACTAAATGGCGAAAAAGCGTACCCCAGAAGAACTAGAGCGGATCAGGCAACGTAAAGAGTTCGTCCAATCAAAACCTGATCTAGATCCAGCAAAGGCACGTCAACAGTTCTACGTACAGACACGTGTAAAAGAACTTGAAAAGTCTGGGGCTGAAGTAACCAAAGAACGCAGAGCTGCTCTTCGACAGAAGTTTGCTAGCGGTGACGTACAACGTGCAGGTTTCTATACACCTACAGATGTTGCCAAATTTACTGGCAACAACAACAACAACACTACACCTACGCCTGCACCTACCGTGAGACAAACTGGCGGATATGTCTCACCATCTATGCGTAAACCTGTCCCTGGATTTAAACCTGGCACAGTACAAACAAGCAGCAAATCTAAAGGAACTGGATTTAAACAACTTGGTAAAGATATTGTGTCTGGCGCTGCATCTGCTAAAAGAAACATAGATCTATTTATAGATGAAGCAACTGGCTCTGCTGCAATTCAAAGAGCTATGGATAACAAAAGCGCTCCTTTAAAAAACAGAATTGGCGAAGGATTGTTGGGAGTAGTAACGGGAATTGCAAATGTATCTGGCGTAGGATATCTTTCAACTTCGGTAAGAGGAGCTAGAGCAGCTAGTAAAGCTTCAAAATTTGTAAGTGTAGTTCAAACAAAAACGTTAACAGGTAAAAAACCTCCGCTTCAATTGCCACGTGGTCAACGAGTTGTTGATCGTGTGTTTGATATGCCAGCTGCTCCTGTTGCTAAAAAGGCTCCTGTTCCCAAGAAAGCTCCTGTTGCCAAGAAGGCTCCGACTAAATCACCATCGGTAACATCTGCACAAAGAAAAGCTAAAGCTGATGCTATGCCATCGGTAACACCTGCACAAAGAAGAGCTAAAGCTGATGTTATGGTTGAAAATTCTAAACAAACAAATTTGCAAACACAAGCAGATAAACAAATTGAACTTGGTTTAAAGAATGCCAAGGTTGTAGAAAACATTAAAACCGAAGTAGCCAAAAAGGCTCCAGCTAAGAAAGCTCCAGCTAAAAAACCTACGTTTAAAAAAGCTGATGCACAGGCTGCACCGTATCAAGATGTACCAGCACCAGGATCAACTTTAAATATTGGTCAACAAGGTGTGGGCGGTAATCCAGTATTCCGTTCACGCGGTTTAGGTATTGAAGGTAAAACTATTACATCGTCTGGCAGCGCAGGTAGACCAGCTGTTAAACCAGCAGCTAAGCCAGTTGCTAAGCCAGTTGCTAAGCCAGCTGCTAAACCAGCCTTGTCAACAAAACCAACAGGACAAACATTCCGAAATACATTTGAAACTCAAGATCAATTTAATACATGGTTTAATACTGGTGGCAAAGGTCAACTAGAAAAATTGTCAGGTACTCTTAGACAAGATTTTATTACAAAGAATCAAAAATTTATTAGAGCCAATAATCAACGGTCAGCTGGTAGAACAGCAGCAGATTTAGCAAGAGAACGAAGGCGTGCAGGAGCTGTTGAACGACTTAACAAAATGCGTGGAGTTGCACCAAAAGCAAAAACTCCAGCAAGTCAAGATCCGTTGAAGCAACCTAAACCTATTAGTGAAGCAGCTAAGAAAGCTGCAGTTAAGAAGGCTCCAGCCAAGAAAGCTCCAGCCAAGAAAGCTCCAGCTAAGAAAGCTGCACCTAAAAAAAATAACAATAGGCAGCCTACGGCTTTAGCTAATTTGCTTGGTGGTCGTAGGTTTTAATGCTTGCTGCTCAAGAGATCGTTGAGCTTTACAATCAACGAAAGAAAAACGACGGACCGATCAAAGAGCAAATGCGGCGTGTCCGCGATCTTGCCAACGGAGACATTGTTGTTCCACTTAACGAACTAGATAGGAACTCTAAAACATCTGTAGCTAACTTGCTCGTTCAGGGTTTGGATCAGATGTCTATGCGTGTTGCATCAACAATGCCACAGCCTTTCTTCCCTCCAACAAAAGATGGATCTGAACGGGCCAAGAATCAGGCTCGTCAAAAGAAACAAGCAATGCTTGCTATCTGGGACCACAACAGAATGAATATGAAGTTGCGCCGCAGGGCTCGACATCTGTTGGCTTATTCAAACGCACCAGTAGTTATTAAACCAAACTTTAAAACTTCAATGCCTACATGGACCGTACGTAATCCTCTTGATACCTACGCTGCCCCAGTAGAAGACGCAGATGATCCACTACCTTACGATTGTATTTTTGCTTACCGTGTAACCGTATCTTGGTTGGTTCGTACATACGGTGAAATGTTGCTTGGGCAACTTGGTGTTAAAGATTTAGAAGTTGACAAGAAGTTCTTGTTGCTTGAGTATGTATCCCCTGAAGGTATTCAGCTTTGTGTTGTTGGTAACGCAGATGATTCATACGAAGATGCTCTTATGTACGGTGGCTTTAATGCAACCATATTGGAGCAAATCCCAAACCGTACAGGTATGCCACTTGTTGTTAACCCACGACGTATCACTTTAGATTCGCCACGCGGTCAGTTTGACGGCGTTCTTGGCATGTACTACACACGTGCACGTTTGCAAGCGCTTACAGAAATTGCTATTGAGCGTGGTATCTTTCCTGAAGAATATTTGATTGCACGTTCAGGAGAGAACCCTGAGATCATTCAAGTTGCTGACGGCAAGACTGGACAGCTTGGTGTTGTTAAGGGTGGAGATATTCAACAGTTACAAGTGAACCCTGGATACAAAACTGATACAGCATTGGATCGTCTTGAGCGTCAAGAACGTTTAGAGGGTGCTATCCCTGCAGAGTTTGGTGGAGAATCAGGAAGCAACATCCGTACTGGACGTCGTGGAGATTCGGTACTGTCGGCAACAGTTGACTACCGTGTACAGGAAGCACAAGCAATCTTTGAGTCATCTTTAATTCAAGAGGACAAGATTGCTATTGCTATTGAAAGAGCGTACTGGGGTCAATTTCAGAAGTCGTTCTACATTCCAGGTCGAGCCGCAGCAGGCATGTCTATCTATGTTCCTAATCAACTATGGAACAACGATTTCCATTACGTAACATATTCGGCTGCTGGTTCAGATGTAAACGGATTGATTGTAGGTCTTGGACAAAGACTGGGTACTGGATTGATGAGCAAAGAATCTGCACGAGAAGCAGACCCACTAATCTCTGACCCAGATCTTGAACATGATAGAATCATTTCTGAAGGTGTTGAGTCAGCATTGCTTAGCTCTATTCAACAACAGGCAGTAGATCCAAATGGACCATATCAACCAGAAGATTTGGCTTATCTAACCCGCTTGGTTGTTGAACAGAATGTAACTTTGTATGAAGCCGTTAAGCGCACAGATCAACGTGCACGAGACAGACAAGCAGCATTAGTCCCTCCTGGTTCGCCAGAAGCTATGCCTGGTTTAGCACCTGCGGGAATGGGTGCGGAATCTCCAATGCAACCACCTCCTGGACCACAAGGATTAGACGCACTACTAGCACAAATCGGAGGCTGAGATGGCAATACGAACAGACTTACAAAATAAAGCAAACGTTATTGGCAGCACCATGACACCAAAGGTGGGGCCAAGTAACCAGTATGGCGAAGTTAAGAAACTTATGGATGGACTTAAACAAGTGCCGTCTGGACCTGCTGCTGGAGATCGACAAGTACAACAACAAGCACCAAGAAAACCAATTGATTTGCTTGCTATGACTAACAATCCTAACGAACCAATTACTGCTGGCGCTCCGTTCGGTCCAGGTATAGGGCCAACACAAGCAGGTATTAGAATTCCAAATCCACTTAACGATGCAGTAACAGAGTTGCGAAACATTGCACGGTTTGATCCAAATAGTGGACTCGGTGATTTAATTGACAAATACGAGACAAGTTAATGTCTTGGCAAAACAAATTAGATAAGCAGACTAAATCTGTAATTCTTCAAGAGGCTGCAACTAAACAACAGCCTGTTCAACCTACGGTTGTTGACCCATTGGTTACTCAACGTGTTTCATATATCAATGACAGAGCGCCTTGGATGCCAGCCAACGTTCAACTTTCTTTAGCTAAGAACTATGCAAGCGATCAAGCTGTAGATAAAGCATCGGAACTGTATGCCCGCAATTTTATTGACAACCCATCTTCTGCCCATGACCTATATGGAAAAGCAAAACAATATACATTAACCGACAAAACACGTGAAGCGGTAAAAGCTGTATCTGAAAACAAAACAGTAGATAGAAGCTTCTTTGAATTTGGAGACCCTGGTGTTTATGGGGCAATTAAAGGTGTTTCCCGAGTAGCGATAAGTACTGGTGCTGCAATTCCAGAAGCGTTGCAAACTATCTTTTCACTTGGAACACTTGGCACCAAAGAAGGAAGTAAGAGAAGTTATTCAGTTAAAGACGCTTTAGATTCTTTTAGCTTGGTCCAACTGTTAAAAAATTGGGACGATCAAGGCGATGGATTTTTTATTACAGAAGAACTGCAAGCTCAACAATCTGAAGCTGCTAGAAGAACAAGAGGCATGATTAATGGATCTGCTTTTACAATTGGTCGAGGTATAGCTTCAAGTGTTGGATTAGAAGAAGGTCTTTGGTATAACGGGGTATCTGGATTTTTTGATTTTATGGTTACGGTAGCTGTACCAGATCCAACCAAATATGCATACAGGGGAGTTAAAACGGCTGGAATTCTTGCAAAAAATTTACCAACGGCTTTAAGAAACACAGACGATTTAGCTGAAGCTGTTAAGTTTGCTTCGGGGATTGTTCCTACTTTAACCAAAGCCGATGCTGCTTCTTACAGATTGGCTTTAAATGCTCAAGCTGGTTTAACAAAATCATTAACAGGGTTATCTCTTGATGTTCAAAAATGGAATAGGTTTATGGATGTCAACCCTACGGCAGTTAAAGCCATCAAAGAAATTGCAGAAGAAGGAGACGAGTTAGCAATAGCTAAGAAGTTTGATTGGAAACTTTCTCCAGAAACTATTCAACGTTTAGCAAAATCAAAAACTCCAGAAGCGGTAAAAGCTGAATTGGTTAATCAGTATGCAATTGGTGCAAGTACTTTAAGCACCAGAATCAAAGATATTCAAGCTGGCATAAGTACATACCCAGTTAAATATCTTATTGAAAAAACACCACTCAAGAATTCAAGGTTGCTTACTAACATTCCTGCTTCGCAAATAGTTATTAACGGCACCGACTCTGACCGTATAGCTGCCGTGAAGAACATGTATCTATCTTTAAAAAGTTCTGGAGCAACAGAAGAAGCGCTTTCCACATTTACTAAAGATGCCTTAAATAACTTTAGGGCAATATCAACTGCTGACGATCAACGTGATGCTTATAAGTTGTATGAACGGTTTCTTAAAGACACTTTAAAACTTAATGGTGTTAGGGATGAAGTAACAAAACTGTTGTTTGACAGAGTTAATGGGTCCTCAGCACGTCTTCGTGTTTACATGTTGGACAGAATGGGTAACGAAACAGATAACGGTTTTATGAAAACCTATGGGGACTTACTTAAAAAGCATTTTCCGCAATCTGTTTGGGATGAGTTTATGGAAAAAGCGGCAGAGGTAGGTGAGGGCAATATACAGTTTGCTCGACCAATGCAACTTTCACAATTGTTTGATCGTGTTCAAACACTTCCAGATCCAAGGGAATTACGCAGACTTACCAATAACCCATTCATTAGGGAAACACTTAACAAGGTTGGAGTCAACGCACAGGGGACAAAACCTTTTAAGCTTTCTAGAATAAGAAAATTACAAGTAGAAGAAATTTTAGATCAACCACGTTACGATGAGATTCAAGCCAAGTTAAATAAAATGCCAGCCAAAAATACAGGTGATGTTGCTATGGAAAAAGCTCGGGCTGCGCTTTTGCAAGAACAAGACCTGTTAGTTAAAAGCTCAACAAAACGGGTTTATACAGGGGAGCAAGCATTAGTAATTGACGTACTAGACGGTTTGCAAAACGCCATTTGGAAACCACTTAACCTTGCAACCATTGGCTACATCATGCGCAACTCAATAGATGCGCAAGTACGTATGGCAATTGGTGGTGCTTCTGGAATTTTAAATCACCCTGGAGAATATATTTCTTTAATTCTTGGTGAAACTTCGGCTGCAAACAAACTGCTTAGGTTGGCAAAAAAATACGATTTATCTACAAGGGAACGTTCTGTTTTGGGTGAGCAATTAACAATAAAAAGTAAACAGCTTTTTGGTAAAGACAAAGATGAAAACAATCTTGAAATCCAAGAAGCTTGGAAAGAGCTGCGTGTTGAACACGCAGAGTTGCTTCAGATGTCATCACGTAAACAGGGGATGAACGGACCGAGAAGCGGAAGCCATGAAATTTCTACTGGGTCTTATACTGTAATTAGCAAAGCACAAGGGGATAAAGTTTTTGCTGAAGCCGTATTAGACAGTTTGCGTTTAGCACATCAAGACGAGTTGCAAAAAACTGCAGCACAAGGTTTGGTTTTTAATATAGCTGAAGACGAACTTCTTGATTCTTTATCAATAGTTGCAAACAAAGCTGAAAACTTTAGAGAAATAGATGGCATCTATCAACGTGGGATTGGTTTTAAAACTATAGCCAACGATGACATTCAAGGTCCAGGAAGGTCTTTGTCTGGTTTAACCAAGGATGAGCGTTTGGCATGGTTACGTGAACACTCGAAAGATATTCCTTATGCCAATGTTAAAAACTTAACAGGCAACATACCAGAAGTAACTTTCATTGCGGCGTTTGACCGCGTTCCTTTTGGGGATCGTATTGTCCTAAACCCAGATGATTTTACAATGAAGTTTCCAAACGAAGAATTAAAGCTTGGCAGTTTTGTAAAGTTGTCTGACGACAAAGAAGGTATTGTTGTTGCTTTCGATAAATCAGAAGCGGTTATTCAACCAGTATTAAATGGTTCTGCAACTGGTCAAGGAACTTTTAAATACCACAAAGATGCAATTCGATTAATCAACCGTCAACCTGTTGATGTTGCTGGAACTGGCAACGGCCTTGCTCAACAATATGCAAAAGAATTAACACGAATAAACAATGATGAAGGCAGAAAACTGTTTAGTGCAGCTCAAGATAAGTTAGATGATTTTACTAATTTCTTTTTTCAAGATCTTTACGGAGGAAAATATGTAAAGACTTTGGAACGTAGCCCTGTTTTCAGAAAGTTTTATTACGATGAAATTAGTAATCAGATAGGCAGACTGCAAACTAGCGAAGCTCAAGCATTGATAACTAAGCTTAAGAAATCAGCTAAGAGCGCTGGTTTTGGAGATGACATTGGGAAGTACATAGGGAGCTCAGATACCGCTGCAAAACTAAAACAAATAGCCAGCACCCCTGGTAACGGAACATTGAAAGCTTCAGATCTTGATGACTATGCACGTTTAGTGGGCATTACAAAAACTAAAGAGTTGCTTTATGACGCATCAAACAAAAACAATCTTGAAGACATAACCCGAATCATCTTTCCATTTGCTAGTGCATGGCGAGAAATTGCTGGTCGATATATGAGCTTCATGATAGAAGACCCAAGCCGTTTAGCTAGAGCAGCAAGGTTTGCAAACAACCTTGGTCAAGCCGACCCTGACGGTGATGGTCGTGGTTTCATATACGAAGATCCACAAACAGGGGACAACTTCTTTAGGTTCCCTGAAATATTTGGGTTGCCTATTGCTTTAAGGGCTGCTGGAGTTAAATCGTTTTTTGAAGCACCAGTAAAACAATTAAGCCAAGGTATGAGTTGGATTCCAGGTGTTGGACCGCTTGCTCAAATCCCTATGTCGTTTGCTTTAAGAAATTTTCCAGAAACAAATCTTATCGTTAAAACTCTTTTGCCATACGGAAAAACTGGTTTGTCAAAACAAGAAATAGCTGGTCAATTTAATCCACTTCCAGGTGCGGTCAACAAGTTAACGTCTTTAATTTACAGTTATGTAGATACAAACGCTATTGGATTAAACACATCTTTTGCAAGTACGTTGTCTCAAACAACTCAAGCTAACTTTGCTTCTGGTGATTACGATATCTCAACCGAAGAGGGTTTTAAAGTTCTTGAAAAAGATTCTTTGAGGGATGCACGAACAATAAGTCTTATTAAAATTGCGCAACAGTTTTTTGGTCCGACATCACCACAGGTTGGTTTTGAAATCAAGGTAGGCGACAAAGATATTTTTGTTGACGAGATGGTTAAAGTGTTTAGTAAAATGCAACAAGAAGATTACGATACTGCGGTTCCGCGTTTCTTAAAAGTTTTTGGGAATGAAGCTGCGTTGTATATCGGTTCAAAAACTAAATCAGAGGTCCCAGGACTTGAAGCATCTGGTGAGTTCGGAGAATGGGAACTTAAAAACCAAGACTTGTTAAGCGGAAAATATAAAGACGTTGCTGCCTACTTTGGGCCGTCAGGTGAATTTAACTATGATGTTTATAATCGACAAAGATCACAAGGGAAACGAACTGGGCTTAATCCCCGAGAGATGATTGAGTTAGCTCAGTTGCGTATTGGTTCATCCAAATATAGTGCTGCCCGTAAACTGTTTGGGGCTTTCCCAACAGAAGCGGAACGAGAAAAGTTGCAGGCTTACCGTTACAAATTGAGCCAAGATTACCCTGGTTTCCCACCAGTAGCCCAATTTGAGGTTGGTAAGTTTGAGAACCAACTTATTAAACTGGAGGAAATTGTTAAAGATCCACGTTTGGCAAACAATGAAACAGTTCCAAGCCTTGTTGAATACTTAAATGCACGTAAACAAATATTGGCTGGCAACAATTTGAAGAGTCTTAAATCAAAGAAAGCTCAACCTTACGCTGAGTCTTTGTACGCTTACGGCAACCGTTTAGCTGAACAAAACCCACAGTTTGATAGAATCTGGCAAAGATTACTTTCATCAGAGGTAGAGGACTAATGGCAAACGGCGATAAAGAAACTACAACAGCGGCAGAAGACCTTGCTGAAATGGAATTAACTGATGCTAGTGGTGCTGCTGTAGATGCTCCCCTCGTAGATAGGGTTTCCAGTCCTGCTCGTGCTATCAATATTCAAGACACAAAAACTTTAAAAATTTTAGAACAAGAAAATGTTGCTTTCCCACGTTCTACACCAAACCCAGTTGTCCCATATTTTCCTAACACCGTTAAAATTTTGCGTGGCCCAGGTGGATCACAGGTATTTTATGAAGGTAGTGGTTTAGTTGACGAAAACAATTCAATTGCTAGACCTAACAAATATGCTGCAGATCAAAACGACATCTATACAGAATTTTTTAGAGTAACAAATACAGCAGACCGCAATGCGTTGTTTTCAACAATGCAAAAACTTGGTTACTATGAAGGCAAAAAACCAAGTGCACAAGCTTTACAAGGTCTTGGATTAGTGTACGAAGATAGAGCAGCAATAGCTGCTTTCATGATGCTTGCAAACAGCAAGGGTCGCACAATGAAAGCATTAGTTAACCTAGTTGCTACTGGTCAGATACCTACAGCTGGCGCTACTGGCGGTTCTGGTAGAACAATCTCTGTTGTTTCAAGAGAAGATGCAGCAAAACAAACTGGCAATAGTTTTTTTGAGTTACTTGGTAGAGCACCAACCCAAGCAGAACTTAAATCAGCAATTAGTTTTATTCAAAGCAGCGATAGAAGCCGACAGTTATCCAACACAGAAGACCCAACTAGTTTACCTGTAGCAGCTGAAGAACAAGCAAAGAAAGCTTCGCCTGGTGAATTTGGTTCATACTCAGCTGGTAAAGCAATCAATCAAATCTTCTCGTTGTTAGGTGGACAGTAATGGCTGTTAAAAAAAATGAACCAAAACAAGATTGGCGTTCTGCGTTTATCGCACAGTTCCCACAGTTTGCAAAGCTTGTTGATGGTGGCGCAGGGGAACAAGAAGCTCGGTCTAAGTTTGGTGACGACTTAATTGATCTTATTCAAGATGTAGCTAAAAGACCAAAGCAGTATGACTTTACAACTCGAGCTGGACTTGATGCTTTCAATGCAAAGGTTTTTGCAACCAAGTATTACAACGAAACCATTAAGGCAACTAAAGATTTTGATGCGCTACTTGATGTAGATAAAGCCGACAAGATACGACTAAATCGTATAGCTATTGCTAATGGTTACGGAGATCTTGGGTTAACCACTAAAGAACTAGATGACATTGCAAACGTTGCCACTCGTCGTGGTTTTACTGGGCTTGGGTTATCTCAATATGTGAACAGCATTGTTGGTACGCGTGCTCGTGGCAGACAGGATCTTCTTGATGGTGCAGATGCGCAGGCATTGAAGAAGATTGCTTTGGATTATGGTTACAATCCATCAGATTTAAATGAGCAAATTCTTGCATCTATTCAAGGTAAAGAATATAACGGTGAAGCAATTACGGTTGACAGTCTTAAAAAGAAAGGCATGATGTTGGCTAAAGCAGCGCACTTTCAGTTAGCACCAATGCTTGATGCTGGTTTAACTCTTAACGATATCTTCAGTCAATATAGAACTGTTGCTGCAAACACTTTGGAGTTGAGTCCAGAATCTATTTCGTTTAACGATCCGAAGTTTAGAGCAGCGTTTGGTGGACCTACTACTCCGCCACCTAATTTGGGTGAGTGGGAAACTATGCTTCGTACTGATCCTAAGTATGGTTTTGATAGGACTAAGAGAGCAAAACAGGATGCACGTTCTATGGCTTTTACTATAGCTAAAGCATTTGGAGAGGTTAGTTGATGAGTAACGTAAGTAATGAAATGATGCTTGATGGTGATGCGGGCGGTAGTGATCTATCTACACAAACACCAGAAGCATTAGATCCCGCTGCTGTTTATGAAGCACGTGGATATTATGGCGATGAATCGTACATCAATGAGCTTGTAGGAAATACTGGTGTTGGTTCAGGTACTTTAAAACAAAGACAAGATGCTCTTGCTATTCTTATTCAACAAGGCAAGGATCGTGCTGCTGGTGGTGACGACGACGGAGGTGACGACGACGGAGGTGACGACGACGGAGGTGATGACGACGGTGGCGGAGACGAATTTTCTCCAGCTGTTAACGCAAAAGAAATACTTCGTCAAGCTTTAGCTTCATATGGACTTGAGAGTTTGTATGAGTTTGCGTATTCTTTGTACGCTAAACAGGAAATAGATATTGATGAATCAAACTCTTTTATCTTTGCGTTACGTGAACAAGAGGCTTACAAGAAAAGGTTTGCTGGTAACGAACGACGTAAATCTTTAGGGTTCAAAGAACTTTTGCCAGCTACTTATATTGCTTTGGAAAAGCAGTACAAAGAAACTTTGGCAGCCAATGGTTTGCCGCAAGGGTTTTATGATTCGTCGGAAGATTTTGAAAGACTTATTGGTGGAGATGTATCTGTTACGGAGTTGAACAACCGTCTTAAGGATGCGTACTCGGTGGTCCGTGATGCTTCCCCTTCTGTTAAAGCAAAGATGGCTGAACTGTATGGGATTACTGACGGTGATCTTCTCGCATATGTAATCGACCCTGAACGGGCTAGGGATCTTATGTCCCCAGATTACAAACGTCAGGCGCAGGCTGCTTTGATTGCAGAGAATGCTCAGAGGTTGTCAAAGATTAATTTAGGGGCAGCTGATGCTGAACAGTTTGTAAGGCAAGGTATTACCACTACAGAAGCAGAGACAGCTTTTGCAAACATTGGGCAGATGGGTGAACTGCGACGTGGTGGGTTTGGTGAAGAGCAGATTTCTGATATTGACTTTGCTAAAGCTGCGTTAGGTACAGATGCTGAAGCTAAAAGAAAAGTAGAAGAAAGAAAGAAACGCCGTATCGGTGATGTATCCGCTAGTGGTGGTTCAGCAACCTTGACTCAAGGTGAGAGCGGTTCTCTCAAATCTGGGTACGGGCAGTCAAATCTTTAATACAGATAGCCAGCTATTGACAATCACTTATTGTGATGTATCATTGATCTTATCCCATTAGGGATAACCGTTGGAAATCCCCCCGATTTCAATGTGTTAATAGGGGTGAGATATGCAGCCATTTGGCCCCTCCAGCCAAGTGTGGGCGGAGGAGTGGGTCATGCAAGAACAAGACTTCTATGAAGAAGAAAACGTTCAACAAGAAGACCAGGCAACAAAAAATCCTGTTCGCGCGAGAATGCGTGAGTTGGAGTCAGAGGTTAAAAACTTGCGTCAGCAAGCAGATGAAGCTAAGTCAGCTCAGCGAGAGTTGGCATTTGTGAAGGCAGGTGTAGACCTATCTTCAGGGATGTCTAAGTATTTCGTGAAGGCTTACGATGGTGAACTCACACCCGAGGCAATTCGTGTTGCAGCCGCAGAAGCAAATCTCATTAAGAATCAAGAACCACAGCAAGTAATGCCTACACAGGAGAAGCAAGCTTGGGATCGGGTTGGTAACGCATCACGCGTTGGAGATACGTCAGACGCGGTGGTTGACTATGGCGCTAGAATCGCGAACGCTAAATCTGAAAAAGAAGTAATGGAATTGTTGGCTCAAGCAAGAATGAATCAAATCAACAATTAACCAATTCTTTAAGGAGAATTAATCATGGCAGGCGAAACACAACTCTCGTCTCTCTCTGTAGATCAGGTCGCGTTTGACCGTCTTGCGTACTTCGCATTGCGTTCAGAACTCCTCTTCGACCAGGCAGCAGACGTACAACCAGTAGCACAGGCAATGCCTGGAACTGGTGTCACATTCACTATCTTCGCAGACATTGCAGCAGCAACATCTACGTTGAACGAAGTAACGGACGTAACACCAGTTGCGTTGTCGGACAGTCAGGTTACTGTAACCTTGGCTGAATACGGCAATGCGGTTGTTACGACAGCTAAGTTGCGTGGAACAGCATTCTTGGATGTTGATTCAGCAGCAGCAAACATCATTGGATACAACGCTGGCGATTCAATCGACCAAGTTGTCCGTGAAGTTCTTGCCGCAGGAACCAACGTTGCTTACTCAACAGGTGGAGCTTCACCAGCAACATCACGTGTAACGCTGGCTGTTGACGACATCTTGGTAGCAAACGACATCCGTAAGCAGGTAGCTGCTTTGCGTGGTGCAAACGTTGCAACCTTCAATGGTTCGTACATTGGCTTCATCCACCCAGACGTGTCGTACGACTTCCGTTCAAACACAGACGTAGCAGCATGGCGTACACCAGCTAACTACGTAAACCCAGAAGGTATCTACAATGGCGAGATCGGCCTCTTTGAATCAGTACGATTCATTGAAACCGCACGCGCCAAAGTATTCACCAACGTGTTTAACGGTGCAGGTGCAGCAGGTACAGGAGATGCATACGCAACTCTTATCATGGGTCGTCAGGCTCTTGCTAAGGCGTTCAGCGTGCAAGATGGTAACGGCGCAGTACCGAAGATCGTCCGTGGCAATGTCACAGACATCTTGATGCGTTTGCAACCACTTGGTTGGTACTGGCTCGGCGGCTATGGTCGCTTCCGCGAGGCTTCGCTTCGTCGAATCGAGTCATCGTCAAGCATTGGTACTAACGCCTCCTAATAATTAATTAGTAGGGCCTCCCCGTCATGAAAGGCGGGGGGGCTTTGCTATACTCTTGCTAACGAAAGGTTTGTATGTCGATTTCTAATTATGCTGAACTAAAAATTCTTGAGCACACTACAGGTAAAACTGCTTGGACTATGCCAACAAATGCGTATGTTAAGTTGCATCTTGGTGATCCTGGTGAGGCTGCTACTTCTAATGCTGCTGTTGAAGCAACACGCAAAGTTACGGCTTGGGCTACAGCGGCTTCGGGCGCTATTGCAACAAGCTCAACTATTGAATGGACTAACGTTTCTACTACAGAAACTTATACACATTGGTCGTTGTGGGATGCGTCAACTGCGGGTAACGCTTTGTGGACTGGTGCATTGTCAGCATCTGCTGCTGTAACTGCTGGCGATACTTTCCAAATCACTACACTAACCCTGTCTCTCGATTAGTCGTAGGGGGCAAACCCTATGCCATCAACAGCAGTAATTGGTTATACTGAACCATATAAAGGTACCCATAGATTTTATGTAGGTACACCAGTATCAACATCTGCAAGTGGTTCTGGTAACGGTACTGAAACCGCGTCAATAAAAATTATTTACGTTCGTACTGCTACAGGTAGTGGTACGGCAGGTGAGTCAACAAGTACAACTAAAGAAGTTTTGATTCGCACCGCTACAGGATCTGGCACGGGTTCTGGTGACGCAGACCCATTTTTGTTCTTTGTTAGATTGGCAACGGGTAATGGTACTGGAACTTCTTCAACAGTATTTATTCGTGTCCCAGTAAGAACTGCTACAGGTAGCGGGCTTGGTACTGGAACAGCTACAGCGATAGAACTCTTACCAAGAACAGCAACAGGGTCTGGTCTTGGCACCGAGACTGCCACCAGAATCGTTGTAGCGCTCCGTACGGCGACAGGATCGGGTGTTGGTACCGAGACAGCCAGCGGTATCGAATCGCTTCCTAGAACAGCTACAGGCTCTGGTGTGGGTTCTGTAACTGAGAACGCTACATGGGTTAAGTCTCATATGTTTAGGGTTCCACAAACTACAAACTTTGCTTTTGTTCAATCGTATCCAGATATCACGTATCAAGCAAAACAAAGATTGTTTGCTCGTCTACCTAACGGCGTACGAGTAGAGAATTTATTTCTTTTAAGCAATGGATCGTATACAATTAATGACCCAAGAGATGGTACAGCAGTCAAGGTTTATCTTGGTTCACACGTAATTCCGTTAACAGACGATGAGGTAACAAGTTTAACAGCTGCTGGATACGGAGCAAACATTACATGAAGCACGCAGAAACTCACCCTGGTTTAGATGTTGAAGGATGTTTTGGTTGTCGTATTGCAAACGTACGTATGGGAACTAACAGCACTACAACCCGAGGGACAGAAGTATCAAAAACAAATGATGTGGAACGTAGTTGGCAGAAAGATATGCCAGCTTATAAACGTTTACGTAAAGAAGGTTTGCAACCAAAACGGATTGATGGTTCAGCCGAAGTTGAAAAGAAAGCAGAACATAAATGGCAAGTCGAGACAGGATTGGGTATTAAATGAAAAACAAATCTAAAGTAAATGCTGCTGGTAACTACACCAAACCAGAGATGCGTAAACGATTGTTTAATAAAATTAAAGCTGGTACTAAAGGTGGAGATCCTGGTGAATGGTCTGCACGTAAAGCACAGTTGCTTGCAACGCAGTACAAGAAAGCTGGCGGGGGATACAAATAATGGCTCTTGCTAAATCTCAACAGTCGTTGAAGAAGTGGAGTCAAGAAAAGTGGAAGACTTCTGATGGCAAACCTTCTAAAGGAAAGAAACGTTATCTTCCTTCTGCAGCTTGGGATGCTTTAACACCTGCAGAGAAAGCAGCAACAAATAAAACTAAAGCTGCTGGTAACGCAAAAGGTAAACAGTTTGTT